GTGGACCTGATGTAGTAGTTCCTTGAGGCAATTGTCCTGCGCCACCTGGTGCAGGTCTTACTGCATTTGTTTGACCTGTGGCTGGTTCTTGTGTAGTTCCTTGTGGCTTTCTAGTTCCAAGATCTGCTAAACTATTTGCTTTTTTCGAGGGTGGTGCTTCATTTATTATTTTGCCATAAACATCAGCTATATTAATTAAATCCCTAATATCTTTCATTTTTAGTTTCCTAACACTGCTTTTGTATTTTCGGCACTATCTATGTCTTTTGACTCTCCTTTAGGAGCACCTTCCATTGGGTCAATTTCTCTTTCTTTACGTGCAGTTTCTAGTTCTTTCAAAAGATCCATTACCCTATTGCCTGCTACAGAATCTTGTCCACTTGTACCACCCATATCTTCAGTTGCAAGCAGAGCTTCATATTCTTCCTTTTCAGGGGTATTTTGTAATTCTTCTAAAGGATCAAATTCTCCTTTAACTTTCAAGTGGCCTCTATCTACAGAACAGTTGTCAATTAGATATTCTTGCAAATGAAAACTTGTAGTAGGATATTTTACTTCTGCTTCAAAATGGTGTACTTCCATATTTTGTAATTTAGGAAAATCCAACGGTTGTTCTGTTATGGGTGATTTTTTGCCTGTAGAAACATTAACTAGATCAAACTTTTGTAAGTTTGTTTCTAATCTATCAGCAAATCCTTCTGGTAACTCCCCAGCTACACATATTTTAAATTTATAAGTCTTTTGACTTTCTGTAAGAAATTCTTTAAAGTTTTTCATGGCCACTTCCTATTATATGTTATTTATCCATGTTTTTAAGTTTTTCTAGTAAACTATTTCTATCAGTTACGACATAACCGTCACCGTTTACTATGTCTCCGTCCGAAGATCCTTCTTTGTCTAGTTTTTCTTTTTTCAGTTGCAGCTCAATCATTTTTAATTTTTTATCCATTTTTGCAACTTTTGCATCCAAACCAGTTTTCAACATACTACCAGCGACTTCAAACACACGACCACTATATCTGCTTTCTACGTTCATACCTAAGTCCATAAGATCTTCGTAACTTTGTAGTGCCCGTTGAGCTATATCTTCTAGTTCTGTATCTGCTTTGTCACCCAAGCCCTTTACAGCAGGCAATGCACTTGCTATTTTATCAAACTCTGCTATATCCCTAAAAGTATTTTTTTGTTCTACAATAGCAGCTTCGGCTTTTTCTTTATTCTTTTGCTCTTGTATTAATTCTTTAGAATCAGGTAAATTTAGCAAATCTTCTAATTTTTTTGTCATGGCAGTTTCCAATTATATGCTACTATATTTATCGTTTACCGTTATGGAATATATCTGATTCTGTAATTACCCTGAAGAAAATGTTCTTTTGTTTACACCAAGCTCTGGCTGCTTCCCATTTTGCTTGGTTAACAATCCATGCTGCTTGATTAGCACGATTGCGTCCAGTTTTTTCTTTTAGTGTTTGATTTGCTGGTTTTACTTCTATTAACTCCACCATTTTTTTACCACCTTTGTTTGCGTAAGCAATAAAAAAATCAGGAACATATATTGTATATCTTCCTGTTAATGGATTTCTGTAAGGAATTTTAATTGATTCGCTTGCCCATTTTTCTACACTGGGATGTTCATCGCAAAAACGCATAAATGCAAATTCCCAACTACTTCTATATGTTGGACTTTTTGTTCCTATATATTTTTCTGGGTACTTGCAATTAAATTTGCCTTGGGCAAAACGGCTCATATCTGAATATTTCTCTTCTCAGTAGTCTCTGCCCATTCTGTAATCTTGTAACCTAATACACTTGTCTTTAGTCTGTTATAATTTAAAATTTCTGTAACTACTGCACTGAGTTGTACTTCGTTAAGTCCTTTTAGTGTATCTATTAGAGTAAAAACTTTTACGCCATCTAATTTTGCTTGATTTAAGAGAGTAGTAGCAGTAGAAATGGCAGCAGACTTTTCAAAGTTTCTTTTTTCAAAAAACGCAACAACAGCATCTACTTCATTGCTAGGGAAACTAAGTTTTTTTGTAAAATAATTATTAAAGACTTCTGTTACTTTTTCATCATTAGTTGGGGTAGTTTTTGGTAGACTTGACATGTTAACCTCCTAGAGCTCTATCTCTATATACCTGTCTTTCTGACTGACCTATAGCGTTCCAGGCAGCATTTCTTTCGTTAATACCACCTGCATTTCCTGCTGCCTGCCAATCTTTTCCAAACTCCTGTCTAGCAGCAGATTCTAATGCAGCAGGATTATTTGCTAGTGTATTTCTTTGATTTGCATTTCTAATTGCATTTACAGCTAGTGCCGCGCCTGCTGTAGCTAATAGTAATTTTCCGTCGCCTCCAGTGCCATTATTTTTTGGAAAGAATGTACCTGCAACACCACTAACATCTATACCCGCTGCCCTACCAATTGCTCTGGTTAATATATTAAACCCTCCCTGTCTCAAACCTTCAGAGCTTAAATCTCTTACATTACCAATTAGATTTGCTGCTGCTAATGCTGCTTCTAATGGATTGTCAAATGTATCGCCGCCTGCAATAAAATCATATAGGTCTAAAGCGCCTGAAATAATGGAACCTATGCTTGTTGTTCCACCACCTATTAAACTTAATGGGCTAGGAGTTGTATCATAATGATCTTGTCCAAATCCGTTTGGTTCTCCATTTGCGCCTGCCTCAATAGCGCCAGCATCATAAAACACTGCTTCGTAAGAAATTTGCATGGAGTTTTCTGCCATGCCGGCTCCATCAGAATTGTCAACCCTGTCATGACCCCATGCCGTTACAATTGGGTTTACAAGTGTATACGTTACATACGATCCTCTTGATAACTGACTAATTTGAATACTATTAAAAAATGGTAGTCCTGGATTGTTATTATCTAAACCAAATTTATCTTTATTACGAGAACTACCTTGATACAAACTATTCGGTGTTCGACTGTAGGCTCTTCCGGCGTTCCTTATTTGGTTGCCGTCTGCAAAGTAATATCTATAGTATGCCTGCATTAGTGCTGTTGTTAAACTAGAGTTGTCATCATGGAAGGTTAAGTTTACAGGGTCGTATGTAATAGATGTTTGACTATGCTTTACCCTATTGTATTGTTTTCTAGTTTCAACAGTTGCGGTATAAGTTGGCAGAGTTGCACTTTTTACCAGCATGCCCATTTCATTTATTTTTTGGGCATTTATAGTGGGTATAATGCTTGCTGCTGTAGGATTTATATCAAAAAATACATGATATAAAAATCTTGTTTTTGGTGCTAGAGCATGATTATTATCTGTATAAAGTCTAGCCGCATGTGCGTAGTCACCTAAATTACCTTTAGGATTAAGAGCTCCGCCTGCAATACTATCAAAAAGACTATTAAACTTATTCGCCATACAAATATTTATCCTTAGTAATAATGTACGTATATAATAAAAATAGGGAGCTGAAAATACAGCTCCCTATAATGCAGACTAAATGTTATTTGTATTAGGCGCCGCCGCCTGTTACAAGAGTGTTAATTGTACGACCCACTGCTGTTCCTACGCCAGTACCTTGTGGTGTTTGGATAGCGTTGTCGTATCTAATAGAAAGTGTAACACTTACTGGATCTGTTGAATTAGAATATGCTAACTGATTATAGTTTACACTTTCACAATAGCATCCGTATAACTCAAATGTTTCTAGTACAGTTGGTGTATTAGCACCGTTACCACCATCTAGGATTTCAATTCTAGTTGTAAACTTGTAATCTAGACCAGATGCTGCACTTGACTGCTCGTAGAAATCAAACTGCTTTTGTAGCTGTTCGCCTACTAGTTTTTGTACGTTGTTGTTTACATCTTCACGTAAGTTTAATTCTATAGGCTGCCATTCGTGTTTGCCTGCTAGATATACTTTTGAGTTGTAAACATCAATAGTCATTTGTTCGAAACTTACATTTGGACGACCTACGTCAATAACCTGTTTTGTAAGTTCTGTTGTTGGTGTACTAACACCAAAATTTTCAAGTGTCACTCTAAAGCGATACTGTAATTTTGGCATTAACAAGCCCTGGCTAGCGGCGCTGTCGCCGCTTGCTAGTGGTACTGTAATTCTTGATAGTGTTGAAATTGCCATTTAATCTGCTCCTAATCTAATAGTATTTATCACATTACAACCCTGCTATTTCGCCTGTATTTTTCAAGCGTAGCGGAATGTAAATAAACTCAACCGCTTTAACTGGCTCAATAGCAATATCCAGATAAAGTTCGTTACGATCAATTCTAGATGGAGTATTGTTTGACTCATCACAAACTACCAAGTAGTCATACAATGCTCTTTGTCCAACAAGCTCAAGCATTAAACTTTCTGCTGCTTGTTTAATTTCATCGCGTGTAATCTTATCGTTAGGCTCAAAGATATAAGGCTTAGCAAGCTGATTTAATTGACTGCGTAAGTAAATTACTAATCTTGCAACATTGATTCTATCCAATGCACTTGCACCTCTCGAACGAGTTTTTTGTCCGTAGTTTACAAGTCCTGCACCGCTAATAAATGTTATTGGGTTAATATTGTTTGCATACAATGTATCTCTTTGACCTTCATTTAGTGCTACACTTACAAATTCTCCTTCGTTATTAATATAACCTGTTGAACTTGCATTAGTAATACCACCACGTCTTGTACCTGCTGGTGCAAACCATGGATAGCTAACTTGGTCACTCAGTGCAATAGTTCTTAGCATCATATGCGAAGCCGGAACTACAACATTGTTACCAAAGTTATCACTTGTAAATCCGCTTGGATAAAATACGCCTAGATATTCATCTCTGCTTACCAAGCCGTCGTCGTTATCCTCAACTGCTGCATTAACGTTAGTTGCCCATTCGTTAAGTGAAGTTGCATCTGGTGTTAGTCTGAAAGGAGAATCACCAATAATAAATGCTGTCAAGCCCCTGTCAAAGTTTAGACTAATCATTTCACCAATTAGTTCTGGATAACCTGGAGTTGCCATTAAGTTAAACAATCTTGATTCGTCGTCGCGGATTTCGTCGTTGTTGTTTACAACAGCTTGTAATGCTTGTACAACAACTTTACGTTGTGCTAAACGTCCAAAACTTCCTGAACCATCTGGCTGGTTTCCTGACTCAGTTACCCAACGATGTGGATAATAATTTGTCATTGCTTCGTCGCCAAAACGATCATTGTCTGCACTTGTGTCTATGTAGTTACGCTCAAAACGCTTTACATTAAATCCACTTCTACGTAAGTTCCATAGTAACATACCTCTTGGATATAATGCTGGATCAGGTGCGTCTGGATCTAAGTAATCGCTTACTAACAATTCTGCAATGGTGCCGCTAGGTGCAGTTGGATTAGTTCCTCCTGTGCCGCCACTTGTTCCGTAACGTGCATCTGCAAACAGTACACCATTTTCTGTAGTTTGATCCGAAGTATCTAATGCAGAACCCCATCTAACAACATTTGTATTACCGCGTGTGCTATTATAAACGTAAATAGTTGGATAGTTTTCAAGATCTGCTGTGCTTATCCAAATATCACCTGTTACTAACGATCCACCATTACTTTGTTCTGTTGGCATGCTTGCACTAACAATAGGTCCGTTAGGATCAGTTGCTGAAGAATAATAGTTGCCATAACCTTCCCAATTAGTTCCGTTATGTATCATAATATCAACTTCGTCAACTACACTGCTATACCACAATTGACCATTTGAAGCAAGTGAAGTAACACTGTCTGCACTTGCAGTATAGTTTAAATCATTCCAGTTGCTTGCAATTAGTTGTTTAGGGGATGTGCTTGCATCAGTTCCATCTACATAATAAAGATTTGCTGTCCATAAACTTTCAGCTACAGGAGTTGCTTCGTCTTTTGCTTGGAATCCGCATGCTGTAAGCAATCCGTCTGTATCAACTAGTTTAATTTCTCCACCTAAGGAATGAGTAATTACTAGTCTATTGCTGGCATCTACAGAAGCAACAACATTTGTAATATTAGAAGCATTGATAGCATCTGCAATATCGTCTGCATCACCTGTAGAACCGTTTGTTGTAACAGTTACAGTTGTAGCGGAAGAATAACTTGCGGTACCATCGTCAGTTGCCTGAATAGTAAATGTTTCTGCGCCTCTTGCACCAGGTGCAGAGCCTGTAATTGGATTACTTGTTATAGATGTTTCACCAGCAACTTTTCTTCTATAAAAACTAAATGTAAATTGTTTTTGTACATCATCTGCAACATTTGTTTTTGCAAATAAATTACCAATTGATAAATTTGCGCCGCCGCCTGTTGCATCTAAGCCATATAGTGCATCTGCAGAACTGTCATACAACGGACAAGGTACTGTATCAAATAATAATGTTTCGCTGTTCCATAATTTAACAAGTAAATTTGCACCTTTGTTAGGCGAACTTGTTTTGAACCATATACTTCCTGTTGGTCTTGCACTTACACCATTAGGTTGTCCTAATGCTGTATCTGTATCTTTAAAGGCTGGTACTGAAGTATGCTTGCTTATTTGCACTATAGGTGGAAAATATGTACCAGCAGTAATACCTACTAATGTCAATGTAGCTGCTGTCCCGCCAATTAAAATATCGCCACTTGCAGTAGAATCAACTGCTGCTGAACCTGTACCGTCACTGTAAATTTCTAAATAGCCATCAACTACCGCAGCACTAACACCTGTTATTGTTGCAGAATTAATATTCCCTGCTATCACAGAAAGTGTATCACCATTACTTACTGCAATAGAAGAACCATTAATTTCTATATTTCCTGCACTCGAGACATCTGCTGTTGCATTTGCAACAGATCCTTTAATAGTTGGCCATGATTTAGACCAATTGTCGCTTCCTACTGCTACCCATGCACCGCTTGCATTTTTGTACCATAGTTTGTTTAAACTTGTTACTGCAACTAGTGCATAGTCGCCTATTGCACCAACACTACCTTTAGGTGTGTAGTCTCCGCCAGCATAATCTGCAACTTTTGCTGTGTCAGTAATTACAATAGGCGCTTTGTTTGAAAATGTTTGGCCGCCAGTTACTGTAATAGCAGAAGCGTTCCATTCGAAAATGCCTATTTCTGAATCTGATGTGTCAAACCAATATGTGCCAGCTGTTGGATTAGCTGTAGGTTCGTCTGCTGTTGGTTCTAGTTCGCCTAAATCAATATCAGCTCTTACTACCCATGCTCTGTTACTAACTCCTAGTAATGAGTATGCTGCTTGTAAACCATATTCGTTTAATTCGCTTCCGTTGATCGGATTGTTGTTTGCATCTACTTGGAATACCGGATCCCCAAATGTGTCTGCTAAATCTCTTTGGGAAGTAAGCAAATAAGGTTTTCCTGCGTTTGCTTTTAGTGTTCCTGCTGCTGTTCCTGTTCCTGCTGCGTTTGATTTATTTGAAGCCGAAGCTACAAAAATCATTGGTACTGTACCTGGTTCTGCCGGAGTGTAAAAACTCTCGTCAATTACGCTAACCTGTACACCTGGTGATGTTAATGCCATTATATGTCTCCTGTTGGAAATAGTTTTATTACATGTATTTACCATTCTCTAACGAAAATATAGGATTAAACACTGGTAAAAAGGTACCAAAAAGGTGAGGTAAATACAATATGAGACCGTTATGTAAGTGCGGACAACGTCCAGCAGCAATAAATTACAAAAAAGGAGATAAGTTTTATTACAGAAAACTTTGTGAAAGGTGTTTACGTAACGGCGTTAATCATGGAGTGCCAAAATGGCAACAAAGAGGATATACAAAAAAGGATGTTTGTGAAAAATGTAATTTCTCAAGCAAACATCCTGAACAGTTTAGTGTTTATCACATTGACGGGGATCTAAACAATTGTCGGCCTACAAATTTAAAAACAGTTTGTGCTAACTGTCAACGAATTCTGCAAAAAATCGGTGTCCGGTGGAGGCAGGGAGATTTACGCCCTGATTTCTAAAAATAGTACGCATAAGAATTGCTACATTCTTTTCTAATCTTTTTAGATCGCCATTGTTGTCAATTGTATAATCGCACATCCACTGTTCAATACTCATTGAACTAGGATCTTCCGTAGGCAAATGATCGCAACGATCAACCCAAATAGCATAATCAAAAATTTCTTCATTTTGCATTGCAAAGAACTCTCGTTTATTGCGTAATCCACAATATATGTCGTGTTCGGCAAATAAATTACGTCCTAAACGTGCTAGATCATCTTTACAATAATTGTGTATCATGTTGTACCACTCTGTGCGATGATTGTGCCTATCTGCATAACACTCTTCTTCGTTAGCATACCCGTACTTGTCTTTTAGATCGTTGAATATAAAAAGTTCTGAACAGAACTTAGAACTTGATTGAAATGTATATCCAAAACTTTGTAACATTTCACAGACTGTATCTTTTCCGTGTCTGCCATGACCGACAACTAGTAGTTTAGGTAAAGCCATTATAATTCCTCCATTGTCTTAATTATAATAGTTTTCCTCTGCTAAGTCAACCTTTCTTTGATAATCGCTATAACTCTTTTGCTCAAAACTATTTCGTAATGGTTCCTATCAACTTCGCAATATTCTATATCTTGTCGGCATGTCATGCTGTTTCTAGTAACTATGCCGTCGTTGTCGCCTATAATCCAAGGAACATCACCTACTGTGGTTACAACTTGCATCCAAGGAACACGTATTTCTATATGTTTACTATTTTTTATAAACGAACTGTGAGGAGTTATATCTTTAAACAACTGGTAACTAGGATTTAATATTCCGCCCCATGTTGCTATTTCGCTACCGTTAAAAGGTGTTGCTAAACTCACTACTCCTTTTACTTTGTCCTTGAGATGTTCTTGCAAATATACAGCATAGATGCCGCCTAAACTGTGAGCAATAATAATAAAAGGTCCTTTAAGATTATCAACTGTAGACAACATATTTTCTAAATTGTCTTTAGCTGCTCCTTCTTTTTCATAATTTAAATATACTGGATTTTTTGACTTAATCGATTTGTCAATGAAGGCAAAGCTACGTTGGCTTGCTGTTGCTCCATGAATATATAATGTGTGCATGGTTATCCAATCAAGAACCCGTACCCATTTCCGCCTGCAACTGCTGTTGCTACTTCTGCTTCTAGTTTTTCCATTTCACTTTGTGCTTCTGCTTTTAGAGCGTCACCATTTAACGAAGAACCGCCTTGTGGACCTGCAATAGTAGCAAACTTTGAACGTGCTTCGCCTAACATATATTTACAAGCAGCAAGCGTATAATCTTTAATCCATTGCTTTGCAAGGTAGTCGTCAAATAATTGACTGTCTGGACGATAATTGTAGCAGTAGAGCAACAAAGTTTCTTCTGCTCTTGGACGTTGTAAAAGTGTTAAATTTTTTGTTGTTGTATTCCATTTAAATTCTATAAATGACCCAAACATTCTACCTACAAGTTCTTGATATTGTGAAAAGAAATCGTAAGTTGCAAGTCCTCCCATATTTGTAGAACTTAGCAAATAGGTATTTGTATATGCAAGGTTGAACGGTTCGAATAATGTACCTCCGCCACCGCCACCTGTTCTAGATCCTATACTTCTACGGAAAATTTGACGAACTTCTACTACTTCATTTGGCAATGTATATGTATTTTGATCAATTACTGTAGGCATAAACATATATGATTCTTCTACAGAATAATCACTGCGCATACGATATCTAGTTAGTGCTTTAGTAAGTGCTGTTTCATAATGCACAGGATCTAACTCTACATCAACCATACCGCCGCCTAGCATTGCGTAGACATAATCAAAAATTTCTTGCTTTTGGGTAACTAAATTCGCCATATACTTTCTCCACATAGTATTTATCGTTACGATAAATATGTATATGCCAAGACTATCTTTATATAAACCAGAGCGCGGTAACGATTATACTTTCTTAGATAAACAAATCAAAGAAATGTTTACTGTTGGTGGTACAGACATAAATGTACACAAATTTTTAGGAGCAGAAAATCCTAGTTCTGCTGATGCGACTGCTGATCAACCTCAGTATGATGCTGTAAAAGAAACAAACATACAAGATTTGTTATTCCTAGAAAATAGAGATAGAAAATATGACCCGGACATTTATACAATGAGAGGCATATACAATGTACAAGATATTGATTTTGATCTTAGCCAATTTGGATTGTTTTTAACTAACGATACATTATTCTTAACAATACATATCAACAGTAGTGTAAAGACTTTAGGTAGAAAAATAATTAGTGGCGATGTTATTGAATTGCCTCACTTAAAGGACGAATATGCACTAAATGATTACAGCGTTGCATTAAAACGGTTTTATGTTGTAGAAGACGTAAATCGTGCAGCGGAAGGGTTTTCACCAACTTGGTATCCCCATTTGTATAGGTTAAAACTCAAACAGATAGTAGATAGTCAAGAATTTAAAGAAATCTTAGATCTTCCAGCAGGAGACGAAGCAGGTAATAGTTTGAGAGATGTACTTTCAACGTATGAAAGAGAAATGCAAATTAATAATGCAGTAGTATCACAAGCAGAAGCTGATGCAGCAAAGTCGGGATACGATACAAGTCATTATTTTAGTTTGCAACTTGATGATAATGGTAATACCGAACTAGTTGATACTGATTCTGATGGATTACCAGATGAAATGTTAAGTGTTGATCGTGAAGGATACAAAGGATATTTATTAGGTGACGGCATCCCTACAAACGGTGCTCCGTTTGGCCATGGCATACAATTTCCTAGTGTCAATGACACAGGAGATTACTTTTTAAGAACAGACTTTTCGCCTAATAGATTATTTAGATATGACGGGACAAGATGGGTGAAACAAGAAGACGATGTAAGAATGACGCTAAGTAATACTGATACTAGAAGCACTCAAAAAGGTACTTTTGTTAACAATACAAACACTGCTGAAATTGGAGGCGAGCAGGTTACAGAACGTCAGAGCTTGAGTAAAGCATTAAGACCAAAGGCAGATAACTAATGAAATTTAGAGATATAAAAGTAGAAGCAGCATCAATAAGACCGACTCATTTATGTCGTGCAGTTGGCAGAGGAAGCCAAAGAGGCGCTATTGGTGATATAGACAAAATTATGCAAGGTAACGCTCAGGCAGGTAATGATGCTGGCGGGTCTTGGGCTGCTAATGTAGAGCCTTATTTGCTTGTTTATCCGCAATGGAGAGAATACTTAATGTCGTGTGTCGTCATACCAGGAACAGGAGGTGAAGGCGGAGACGGTCAAGGAACACAAGGAACAGGACCAGGAACAGGACCGGGCGGGTTTGGTCCGGGCTCGGGTGATAGTGGATTAGGACCAGGGGGTAGTGAAGGACCAGGTGCAGGAACAGCTGGCGATCAGTCAGGACCAGGAGGTACAAGTACAGGTGGCGATGGATCAAGCACAGGACCCGGTACAGGACCTGCAACAGGATCTGGCGAACCTGGAGGCCAACCTAGTGGAACACAAGGAGGTGAACAAAGTGGTGGACAGAGCTCTGACACAGATGAACCAAGATTTGATGCTGATGCTCCTAGAGATGATACAGATGAGCCGCAGTTTGGTGTTACGCCGCCCGAAGATTTACCATTAGAGCCTATTCCAGAGCCTATTCCAGATGCACCTACAATAGAAGTTCCTCCAACAGTGCCACCTACACCTGAAGTGCCTACGGAGCAACCTCCAACAATTCCTTCAGCTCCTGATATTAGACCTGAAACGCCGTCGACGCCGCCCAAACCAAGGCCTCCTAGCACTCCTGACGTAACTCCTGATGTAGATACACAAACACCTACACCAACTCCTACACCAGCGCCACAGGTGCCTACAGAGCCACCAACACAGCCATCTACACCTGTAGTACCTACTGAGCCACCAACGGTGCCTAGTCCGAGTGAGCAGCCGCCAGAAGTAACTACGCCTCCTAAACCTCAGGTACCGCCAAGTGAGGTGCCACCGGAGCCGCCGGCAACTACACCACCTACACCTCCTGCTGAAACAGAACCAGGAGAAGACGAAGTTGAAATTTCTCCGTTTAGACCACTACCTCCGGAGGCAAGGAAATGAGATTTAAAGAATTTATAAAAGAGCAAGAACAAACACCGCCTAGACCAGATACTCAAAACTATTATGTATTAGTTGTTTTTGA